AGAGCGAACGGCCTAGGGCCTCGCGATATGTATGGCTTCAAGCTTCAGGAGGTGAAGAGTAGTGCCAGCTGTAGGAACCAAGCCGAAGCCCGAGGGCCAAGCTCTGAACCGGAACAAGCCTGCCCACGAGTGGGTGGAAGTGGAGAACGTGCCCTTCGAGGATGCACCCCAGCTTCCGCCCAGTGCCCCAGGTGGACGTCACTGGACGGTGTGGACTCGCCGGTGGTGGGATGTCGTATCACGAATGCCACACGCTGTACTGTGGGATGAAGCTGACTGGCAGTACGCCTTCGACACCGCTGCAGCCAAGCAGCTGTTCTACCTGAGCGGTGGAGCCACCAACGGTTCAGAGGTGCGGATCCGTGAGAAGGTCATGGGCACCACGTGGGACGCCCGCCGAGACCTCCGGATCCGCTACGTCGACCCGAAGGAAGAGGCACCCCAGGCTGTAGCGAGCATCCATGAGCTCCACAGTATCTGACCTCCTCCTTCCGGGGTACTCGGTCGACCCGCTGACGGGCGCCTGGTGCAGTATCCCGTGGCCCTCCACGTGGGAAGAGAAGGACGCGCTGATCAAGAACTCCATCGCTCCTGGGCTTATCGACTGGAGCGAAGGGCGCACCGACGAGCCTGGCCTGATCCACTACATGCACGGCACGCCGTGGGAGTGGACCAAGGGGCAGAAGCGGTTCCTGGTCCTGTGGTACCTGCTGGACGAGGATGGCCGGTTCGTCTATCGGTCCGGCGTGAAGCGCGGAGCCAAGGGCACCGGCAAGGACCCCATGCTGGCAGCGATGGCCAACACCGAGCTGCTCGGACCGGTGGAGCCCTACGACCGCGACGACAAGACAGGCATGTGGATCGCCCGGAAGCGTGGATTCCCACTAGTACAGGTGATGTCCAACTCGGAGGAGCAGAGCAAGAAGGTCCTCCGCATCGCCAACGGGATGTGGTCCCGAGCTGCGAAGCTCCACTACGAGCTCGACTGCGGTGCGACCCGCACGCTCATCAAGGGCACGGGCGCCCGGTTCGAAGTTCCCACAGCTGCAGAGGAATCTTCCGAGGGTGACCCTGTCACCTTTGCTGGCATCAACGAGTCGCACCACATGAACTCGAGCAACGGCGGGCAGGACAACGCCGACGTGATCCGCCGCAACGTGGCCAAAAGCCCTGCCTCCGTGCAGGCTCGGGTCATTGAGTTCACCAACGCGCACCGCCAGGGCATGGACTCGGTCGCCGAGCGGAGCTACGAAGCCTGGCAGCACCAGATGGCTACGGACTATGCCGGCAAGCGGGACATCCTCTACGACACTATCGAGTCTCCGCCAGACAGCGACATCCTCAGTGAAGAAGGGCGCATGCGCGCTCTCCGCGCGGCGTACATGGACGCTGACTGGAACGACATCCAGCGAATCTCGGACGAGATGGCTGACCGGCGGACCACCGTCGCCGACGCCATCCGCTTCTACCTCAACGGCCTCGGCTCTGAGGAAGACAGCTGGGTGGAGCCAGCCGGGTGGGACCAGCTCGCTGAGCCGCAGGTCGTCGCCGACAAGGACCGCGTCGCGCTGTTCCTGGACTGCTCCAAGAGCGAAGACGCTACAGGTCTGGTGGGGTGCCGGATCGACGACCTGCCCTATGTCACCGAGGAGAACGCTCGGTACTACCTGTTCAAGCTGGGCGTCTGGCAGAGGCCACACGGGCTGCCGAAGAAGCAGCTCTGGCGAGCTCCGCGAGCTGAGGTCGACGCCACGGTCAGAGCGGCCTTCAGTCGCTACTACGTCGTGTGGTTCGGGGTCGACCCCTCCCCGGCCAAGGACGACACCGAGGAAGCCCTGTACTGGACAGCCCTCATCGACTCGTGGCACCAGGACCTCGGGAAGAAGATCCCGGTCTGGTGCACGCCCAGGCACAGCTGCCTGTTCGACATGCGGCTGTCCGAGCACGGCGGTGCCACGCGGAACAAGGAGTTCACCGAGGCTGCCGAGCTCGTGGCCAAGTGGGTCGACGAGGAAGGGCTGGACGGCCCACTCCGCCACGACGGCGATCCGATCATGCGGACGCAGGTGCACAACGCGCGTCGCCGTCCGAACACCTGGGGTGTCTCGCTGGGCAAGGTGACTCGAGACTCCAACAAGCTAGTGGACCTGGCAGTATGCGGGGTCGGTGCAGTGATGGGGGCACGGAAAGCTCTCAACAGCGGCAAGCTGAAGAAGAAGGCAACCCCCACCCGAGTCATCGTCCTCTAGGAGTACGCAGTGTCTGAAGCTCCGGCGTTCCTCGTCCTGCAGAACCTTGACGACGATGAGGAGAAGATCCGGCAGCGGCTGATCAACCAGCTGCGCCGAGCCCAGATGTCCAACGCGCGGCAGCAGTCCTTCTACGAGGGCTCCCGCTTGGTGCGGGACCTGGGCATCTCCATCCCGCCCCACCTGCAGAACTTGGAGGCGGTGGCCGCGTGGCCCGAGACGATCGTCGACGTCATCGACGAGCGCTCGGACTGGAGAGGCTGGAACACCGAGGGCGACCTCGGTCTGGAGGACATCTACAAGGACAACCACCTCGACATCGAGGTAGGGCAGGCGGTCCTGGACGCTCTGATCTGCGGGCTGGGGTTCCTCACCGTCGGCACGGGCGACGAGGACAACGACGAGCCAGAAGTGCTCGTAAAGGCCGAGTCGCCCAACAGGATGACCGCGACCTGGGATCCCCGCGTCCGGCGTCCCTCAGAGGCACTGACCGAGCTCCACGACGCGTACCGTCGGATCGAGGGCTGGCGCCTCTACCTGCCAGGGCAGACCATCACCACCAAGCGGGTGAACGGTCGACTCGTGGTCACGGACCGCGACCAGCACGAGCTGCCCCGCATTCCGGTCAGCATGATGCTGAACCGTCCGCGGACCAACCGGAGCTACGGGCGCAGCGAGATCACCCGTGCAGTGCGAAGCATGACCGAGTCCGGGATGCGCACCCTCCTGGGCATGGAGGTCGCGCGCGAGTTCTACGGCACGCAGCAGCGCTACCTCATGGGCGCCGATGAGAGTATGTTCGTGGACATGGATGGCAACCGCAAGACCATGTGGGACGCCATCATCGGCAAGATCCTTGCACTGCCACGGGATGAGAACGGTGAGACTGCAGAGGTCGGCAGCTTCTCCGCGAGCTCGCCGCAGCCGTTCACCGAGCTGCTGAAGACCTACTCGCAGATGATCAGCTCGGCCACCGGTGTCCCGGCTACGCACCTCGGCTTCACCACGGACAACCCCACAAGTGCCGACGCCATCGCCCGAGCTGACCTCCGCCTCGACAAGCGGGCCAAGCGTCGCCACCGGTTCTACGACCTCGGGCTGATCGACCTCGGGGAGACCGCCTACCTCTGGCGGGAGAGCGAGCTCCCGAAGCCGCGCTCCGTCAACTCGCTGTGGGTCGACCCCTCCACCCCGACCCCGGCTGCGTCGGCCGACCGTGCGGTGAAGATGATCGCGTCCGGTGTCCTGGACCCCACGTGGGACTACACCATGGAGCAGTTCGGGATGAACGACGAGGACATCGCTCGGGTGAAGAAGGAGCGGCAGCGGACCGAGGGTCGACGCCGGTTGGCTAAGATCGCTGACGCCGCCCGTCCACCCGCCACGACTACCACTCCCCCGGAGACCACGGATGTCACTGTCGCGAGCTGAGATCTCGGTCTACCGCTCAGCTCTCCAGGACGTCAACGCCCTGCTCCAGAGGGTCCTTCGCTCCTTCTGGGCGGGCGTTGACCCGGAGAAGGCGATCGCCGCCCGCAACGATCTGGAGGACTTTCTCCCGGACGTGCTGGTCGACTACCACCAGGCAGCTGCCGCCGTGGCCGCAGACTGGTACGACCTGAACCGCACTGGTCGTGGGAAGTTCGACGCGATCATGCCCGAGCCGCCCGAGCCGGAGCGAGCTGAGATCCTCGCCCGCTGGGCAGTCAGTCCGCTGTTCTCGGCGCAGCCAGACTCCGACGCCGCGCTGTCGAAGCTCGGCATGGCCAGCCAGCGACTGGTCCTGGATGGCGCTCGCGATACCATCATGGTGTCCTCCGTGAAGGACCCCTCCAAGCCCGGCTGGATCCGCATAGGTACAGGGGACTGCGACTTCTGCAAGGAGCGTCTCGGCCAGCGGACCACGACCAGCACCATTTTCGACTCCCACGACGGCTGTGGGTGCGGGGCGGTACCGGGATTCTAGACCACCTGCAGAAGCAGGGTAAGCGTTACGTCCACGCTCAAGGACGGTGCAGAACCTGACGAGGTACGGAGATCGAAATGCCGGAAACGCAGACCCAGCAGGGTACGCAGGGTGACCAGCAGAACACCCAGCAGACCCAGCAGACCCAGCAGGACCAGAGCAAGACCTTCACCCAGGCGGAGGTCGACTCGCTGATCCTGAAGCGAGCCGAGCGTGTGGCCGCTGACAAGTACAGCGACTACGCCGACCTGAAGACCAAGGCGACCAAGCTGGATGAGATCGAGGCGGCGAACGCCACCGAGCTCGAGAAGGCAGTCGCCAAGGCGAAGAAGGAAGGCGCGGCGGAGGTGCAGACCTCGGCCAACGAGAAGCTCGCCAAGGCGGAGGCCCGTGCTCTGGCAGCAGAGGCCAAGTTCCGGAACCCGACGCTCGCCGTCAAGTCGATCGACATGTCCGGGGTGAAGGTCAGCGAGAACGGCGACGTCGACGCGGAGGCCATCAAGAAGCTCCTCGCCGACTTGGCGAAGGACGAGCCCTACATGGTCGACGACGGCAAGGTGAAGCCCAAGCCGGACGACGCGCAGGGTCGCGGAGATGGACAGGTCAGCAGAGCCGAAGCCGGCAAAGCTGAAGCAGCAAAGCGGTTCGGCAAGCCTGCCGGGCAGCAGTAGCACGTAAGCGGATCGGCACCAGGCTGACCGCCTTGAGCACTGAAAGGAAACCCCCGACATGACGGACATTTCCGTTACCACCGTGGGCTACCAGGCGGAGAAGCGGAGCTGGCTCCTCGGCCCGCACGGCACCGAGCCTGGCGCCCAGCGAGGGATCACCCTCGACGCGTCCCTGTTCACGGCAGGAACGCACTACCCGAACGGCTACCTGCCGTCGGGCACCGCGATCAGCCCGGCTGGCGGTCCCTACTCGGGGACCGGTGCCTGCGCTGGCCTGACGTTCTCGTCCGTGCGCATCCCGTCGGCCACCTCCAAGGTGGCGACCGGGCTGGTCGTGCACGCGTTCGTGAACACCAACAAGCTCCCGTTCCCCTCGGGTACGGGTTCCCTCGGTGCCGGTGGCGCCGCTGCCCTCCCGCTCATCGTCTTCACGGCAGGTGAGTGATCATGGCTATCGTCTTCGACGGACCGGTGACCCCGGACGCCCTGACCGCTTTCGTTCGTGACGTTCCGTCCCCGCAGGACCAGGTTCTGAACCTGATCCTCCCGGACCGCGTCCTGAACAAGAACACGATCGACCTGTCCGAGCTGACGCGCACCAACCGCACCGCGCGGTTCCGTGCGTTCGACGCACGGCTGCACGTCTCCGAGCGCGACGTCAGCTCGACCAAGCAGGTCAAGCTTCCGCCGCTGTCGAGCTCGGTGAGCGTCGGCGAGTTCGAGCGGCTCCAGCTGGAGTTCGCTCGCCTCGGTGGGACGAACAACTCGGCCATCGTCAACGCCATCTACGACGACGCCACCAACCTCACCCGTGAGGTGCGAGCCCGCATGGAGCAGGCCCGTGGTGACGTGCTCACGGACGGCAAGTTCACGCTGGCCGGTGAGGGCAACCTCACCATGGAGGCGGACTTCGGTGTCCCCGGCAACCACATCGTGGCGCCCGGCACCCTCTGGTCCACCGTCGCCACGGCGACCATCATCCAGAACCTCACGGACTGGGTGAACATCTACATCGCCACCAACGGATCCCGGCCGATTGGCATGGTCGTCTCCACCCGGATCCTGAACTACATGCTGCAGAACGCTGAGATCCGCACCCTCGCTGCGTCGATGTCCGGCACCCCCGGTCTCGTCGGTCGCAACGTCCTGGACGCGGCTCTCAGCAACTTCGGCCTGCCGCCGATCGTCCTCGTGTACGACTCCGTCGTGGACGTGGACACGGTGACCACCAAGGTGATCCCGGACGACCGGGTGATCATGTTTGGCGCCGACGTCGGCTACACCGCGTGGGGCATCACCGCCACGTCGCTGGAGCTCGCCCAGGCTGCCGAGACGGACCTCTCGTTCGAGGACGCTCCTGGCATCGTCGGCGTGGTCATCAAGGAGGGTCCGCCCTTCCGTCAGTTCACCTACGTCGACGCCGTCGGCATGCCGGTGCTCGAGAACCCGCGTCGTCTGCTCGTTGCAGACGTCGCCTGATCAGGAGGGCAGCATGGCCAGCAAGAAGAAGCTGAACACCTTCGTCCACGTGGACGGGGTGCAGTACGGTCCCGACAGCGACCTGCCCGCAGCGGTCGCCAAGAAGATCGACAACCCCGACGTCTGGGCCAGCGGCTCGGACGACGAGGACGGTGCGGAGGCAGGGCTGGGCGCGGGAGCGACCGACCTCTCCTCCGGTGGCACCGGGGATGGCGAGGGAGACGGCACGGGCGCAGGTCCGGACGACGACCAGGACAACCCCGCTGCCGTGGTCGAGTCGCCGTCACCGGCCGAGCCGGAGGTCGAGCAGGACAAGCGTCCGAGCTCGTCGTCTCGGCGCCGCAGCCGCTAGCTAGGGAGGGGTCGCCATGCCTGAGCCGTTCGCAATTCCGGAGGACGTGGAGGACATCTGGCGACCCCTCACTGAGCAGGAGACCCGCATCGCGGAGAACCTGCTTGGAAGAGCTAGCCGCATGGTCCGCAGGCGGTTCTCCACCATCGATGCTCGCATCGCCAGTGGAGACCTGGACCCGAAGGACGCGGCGGATGTCGTGTCTGCAATGGTCAAGCGGGCCATGCTCACCGCGGATGGAGTCACCCAGCGCACGCAGACTGGTGGCCCGTTCAGCGACACCGAGGTCTTCGCCAACCCGATGGGGAACTTGTTCTTCACCAACGAAGACCTTTCTGCACTGGAGGATTCCTCGCTCTCGGGAGGGCGTCGTGCGTTCAGCATTGACCTAGCCCCGGACGCAGGGGTCTGAGTGGACACGCCCTGGACTGTTCACGTCCTACCCTACATCGGGACGGTCGAGAACAACTTCGGCAACACCGTCGACGCCTGGGCCACCGAGCCGGTGCCCAAGGCGGTGTACGGGTGGGCGCCTGCGGGCACCAACGAGTCCAGTGCCAGCAGGCACACCGTCGTCAGCGACCTGGAGCTCTTCGCCCCATCGGACTTCATGATCGATTCCAAGGACCGTGTGAGGATCCTTGGCAAGACCTACGAGGTTCAGGGCGAGGTCGAGGACTTTGATCACGGTCCGTTCGGCTACCGCCCAGGAGTGCGGGTCAATCTGAAGAGGTTCTCGTGATCCTCCCCTCCGCCCCGATCGTGCTGGTCGCGTTCCTGAAGACCAACACCGCGCTGGCTGCGATCCATGGCGGTCGGGTGGGGACCAAGCTGAACGCTGTGTTGCCGGCACTTCGGGTCCAGCGGATCGGCGGGACACCCGACGAGCCCTGGCGCGACAACCCGGTGATGCAAGTGGAGGCGTGGGGTGCCACCGAGGACGACGTGGATCTCCTCATTCGGACCGTGGTGGACGAGCTCCCCAAGGTGCGGAAGCCTGTAACCGGTGGGAAGGTCTGGACCTATGTCGTGGACTCCGGACCCTTCTGGGCACCGGACGACCCGAACCTGTCCAACAACAGCAGGTACATCATCACCGTTCGACTACTGGTTACATCCTAGGAGGAAAGCATGGCCAGCAACAAGTTCGTCGCCGTCCAGCCGATCGACGTCGGCACCGCCCGTGGCTACAACCCCGGTGACCCGATCACCCAGGATGTCGCCGACAGCCTCGGCCTCACCCTCGGGGAGCAGTACGCCCGTGAGGGCACCAAGGCAGCCGAAGAGGCTGTCGCGGCTCCCAGCGAGTCGCCCCAGCAGAACACCACCGTTCCGCCCGCGAAGTAACACCATGGCCGCGCGTCAGCCCGATGTGAACGCAGCAGCTCTCGAGCGAGAGCTTCTCGTAAACCCTGATGTAATCAGGGGTCTCGCCGTACTGGGTGAGGCCATCGCGGAGGATGCGAAGGTCAACGCCGAAGCCCTTGGTCTTCGAGACTCCGGGGCTGGCATCAGGTCCATCCGCTCTGAGATCGGTGCAGACGAGGAAGGTCCCTACGTCCATGTGTCGTGGGACCAGCGCCACTTCTACATGGCATTCCACGAGCTCGGCACCAGCCACGAGAACGCCAAACCGTTCCTCCGTCCAGCGGCTGACAAGCCCCGGTAGAACGACCTTCACAAACAAGCCGCCAAGGAGGCGCACTCATGCCACAGCCCGCCGTTGCAACTCCGCTCCTCGCAACCGACCCGGGATTCCTCTTCTGGGCTCCCCTCGGTACCGCTGAGCCCACCCACGCTGTCACCGCGTCGGTCTTCTCCGACGTCTGGGCAGCTGCCTGGATCCGACTCGGTGCCACCGAGGAGGGCCACGCCTTCAACTGGCAGACCAGCTACGACCCGGTCACCGTCGCCGAGCTGCTCGACCCGATCAAGTACGTCACGACCGGGCGCAACGGTTCCGTGGCGTTCGCGCTGGCGGACTTCCACGCCAACAACGTGAAGCGCGCCCTCAACGGTGGCACGCTGACCTCCACGGGTACCGCTGCCACCACGATGACGACCTACACCCCGCCCGCCCAGGGCGCAGAGACCCGGTGCATGATCGGCTGGGAGTCGACGGACGGCACGGAGCGTCTGATCGCCTACCAGTGCATCAACACCGGCCAGGTCTCCATCCAGCGTCGCAAGGGCTCGGCCAACGCCGCGCTCCCGGTGGAGTTCCAGCTGGAGGTTCCCACCTCTGGTCTCCCGTTCAAGTACCTCACTGCGGGCGTCGCCCGTCTGGGGGCCTGAGCCATGGCTCTCATCGGCGAGTTCGAAGCAGCTGTCAACGAAGCCGATCCGTCCCGAGAGCCGGATCAGTTCAAGCTCAACGGCGAGATCTTCACCGTGGCCGACGAGATCAACATCGTGGCGCTCGGCCGGTTCGCTCGGGTCGCGCGGCAGGGCGCGACCACGGACGACATGGAGGGCCTCGCGGCTCTCGTGGACACCGTGTCCTCGCTGGTCATCGACGAGGACCAGACGCGGTTCCTGGACTCCGCGAGCAAGCACCGCGCCAAGCCCGAGCTCCTGCTCGAGATCATCCAGGCGGTGCTGGAGGCGCAGAGCGGACACCCTACCCAGCGACCCTCCGCCTCGTCGGCTGGGTCGTCGGCAACTGGGCCGAGTTCGAAGGCGCCCTCATCCTCCGGTCCGTCGTGGCGGGACACTCCGTTCGGTCGCCGCGAGCTGGCGGCAGTGCCGGAGCTCTACCAGGACTTCCTGTCGGTGGAGGGCAACGGCGAGAAGGTCCTCGCGGGCTGACCAGCTGGCCGCTGCGGAAGCTGTTGAACACAGCCTACGCGTACCTGGCTGAGCAGGCAGAGGCTGCTGATGCAGTAGCCCTGCCTGCTTACAGGGTAGCCCAGCTGAAGGAAGACGAGATTCACGCGAACAGCCGACGGACAGCTCTGGACAGCTGGCTCGAAGCTCCCATGGGCAGGACGGCTGAACGTGAAGATGCCCTCGTACGGTTCCTCACGAGTTAGGGGTTGGTGGTGACTTCACTCTCGTCGGTCTTCATTGAGGTCCGCCCCGACACCTCGGGCTTCTCCTCCGAGCTGAAGACCAAGCTGTCCAAGACCCGTGAGGCGATCGACGTCGCGGCCAGCCTGGACACGAAGAAGTTCGACGCCCAGCTCGCTTCTCTGAAGACCGAGCTCCGCACCATTCAGCTGACCAGGGCGAACATCCAGGCGGACACCACCGCTGCCAACCTGCGCATCAAGCAGCTGAAGCTGGACATCGCTGGGCTCGACAAGAAGGTCAAGCTCGGCGGCGACACCAGCGAGCTGACCGCGAAGATCCTCGCGGCCAAGGCCGAGATCGCTTCCCTGGGTGGCGTAAAGGCCAAGCTCTCGATCGACACGGCCCAGGCCAGCTCGAACATCCGCGTGCTCAAGGCGCAGTTGCAGGCGTTCGATTCTGTCGGAGGAGGCGGAGGCGGGGGCGGGGGCAGCAAGGGTGGCCTCCTGGGAGGCTCCGCCTCCTTCGACCTTGGGAAGATCTTCTCGCTCTACAAGGTTCCTGCTGTAGTTACAGGGCTTTCGCTTGTCACGGGTGCGGTCGCCGCGCTCGGCGCCGCCTCGGTCGGAGCTGTCGCTGGGTCAGCTCCGCTTGTCGGCGTACTTGCAGCGTACCCGGCTGTTGCCCTCGCTGCGGGCCAGGCCATGGCTGTCACCAAGCTGTCCTTCAACGGATTCGGTGACGCACTCAAGGCGTTGAACGACCCAGCCACAGACCCGAAGAAGCTCGCCGAAGCTCTGGATAAGCTGCCTCCCCCGATGCAGCGTCTGGCTCGAGAGGTCTCTGCCGTCCAGCAGGGTGGGCAGATCGACCGGCTGCGCAACGCGCTCTCAGCTGAGATCGCTCCTGGTCTGTCCAAGGCTCTCAAGTCCGCAGTCGATCTACTGCCCATCGTGCGCAGGGAAGGCTCTGGCACGGCCAAGGTCCTGGGTGACCTCGCTGCGTCGGCTGCTCAGTCCGCGGACACCCCGTTCTTCAAGGGCCAGCTCTCCCGCATCATGGAGACCAACAACGTCGCCCTGAAGAACGGTGGCACCGCAGCCATCTCACTGGCGCACGCCCTCTTCAACATCGTGGACGCCTTCCGTCCAGTCCTCGTGTCCATGAGCGAGTACGCCGTGCGCGGCGCCAAGTACCTGGAGACCACCACCAGAGCAGGGCTCGAGACCGGCAAGCTCGGTGCCTTCTTCGAGCGGAGCTGGAAGCTCGCCCGTGAGTTCGGTGCTGTCATCCGTGACCTCGCCGTTGGACTGTTCAACGTGGGCAAGGCCAGCAGCTCTATGTCGGGCTTCCTGGGCAAGAGTCTCACTGACGGAGCCAAGGGGTTCCGGGAGTTCACCGAGAGCACCAAGGGCCAGAACAGCCTGAAGAGGTTCTTCGAGGAGTCCATCCCGGTGGTGCGGGAGTTCGGCCTCCTGATCGGGACTGTGGCTCGCGGCATGGCTCGGATGTCCACGGATTCCAACCTGGTCCCGGTCATCAAGCAGATCCGGACCGAGCTTGTGCCCGCCATCGGCGAGCTCGCCTCGGGCGTCGGCAAGTCCTTCGGTCCGGCGCTGATCAGCGCGGCTACGGCCTTCATCAAGTTCAACAACGCGCTGACCTTCTCACCTCTGGCAGCTGTTCTGCAGATCATGGCCAACATCGTGATCAAGGTCTCCGACGGAATTGCCGGCTTGCCGTCTCCGCTGAACAAGGTCCTGGCTACCATGCTTGCGCTGTCGGTCGGTGTCAAGGCAGCGGCCTTCGCTGGCGGAGCTCTGGTGAACGTGTTCGGCCCCATGGCCACCGCGATCAACCTGGTGGCTACAGCGGAGGGTCGAGCCACCATAGCGACCAACCTTCACACTGCGTCGACGAAGATCTCGGCTGCAGCTGCCAAGACCTTCGCTGCGGTGCAGTGGCTGGTCAATGCAGCGCTCACAGCCAACCCCATCGGCATCGTGGTGGTCGCGCTGGCTGCCCTTGCCGCTGGACTGATCTACGCGTACAAGCACTCGAAGACCTTCCGTGAGATCGTCAACGGTGCGTTCAGCGCTGTGAAGAACGTCATGGGCTCGGTGGTCAATTGGATCAGTGACACCCTGATCCCCTTCTTCACCAAGAAGATCCCGGCTGCGTTCCAGGCTACGGTCCAGTGGGTGAAGAGCAATTGGGGAGTCATCCTCGCCATCCTCACCGGACCCATCGGTCTGGCGACTCGGTTTATCTCGAGCCACTGGGACGACATCACCGGCTACTTCAAGGCGGGTCTCCGGTTCATCGGCGGGGTGTTCAAGACCGAGTGGAACGGTCTGCGGGCGATCATCATGACCCCGATCAATCTGGCCAAGGACGCCATCCAGAACATCTTCGGCGAGGGCGGTCCGATCCGCTCCGCGTTCTCCCGAGCTGTCACAGCCATCGGCAACATCTGGGACGGACTGAAGGCAGCCGCGAAGGCGCCCGTCAACTTCATCATCAACACCGTCTACAACAACGGTATCCGCAAGGTTGTCAACGCCCTCCCCGGCGTGCCGAACCTGCCCGAGCTGAAGGGGTTCTCCTCTGGTGGGTACACCGGTCCCGGAGCTCGCCACCAGGTCGCGGGCGTTGTCCACGCGGGAGAGGTCGTGTTCGACCAGCCCGCTGTCAAGGCCGCTGGTGGAGCGCAGGCCCTCGACTCGTTCCGGCAGGGACTGAAGGCGGGCATCGCGAAGCTCCCCGGCTACGCTTCAGGCGGGGTCGTCTGGCCGACCGTCGGTCGTCGGGTCTCCACCTACGCAGGTCACGACGGTGTCGACATCAACCAGCCACCGGGTCCAGACTTCGGCGCACCGATCTACGCCTACCGAGCTGGCCGTGTCACCTACGCGGGATCCGGTCGTGGCTACGGCCAGGCGGTCTTCGAGAAGGCCGCAGGATTCCCAGAGGTTGTCTACGGGCACATGTCCCGGATCCTCACCCAGACAGGAGCGCTGCTTCGAGCTGGCCAGGTCATCGGCCGCGTCGGCGCCACCGGCAACGCCTCGGGACCGCACCTCCACTTCGGCCACCCTGGTGGCTCCTACGCCCAGGCTCTTGCCCTTCTGCGCGGGGCAGGAGCTGACGGCTCGGGGTCTGCCGGGGTTGGTGTCAGTTCAGCCATCGGCGGCACGGCCTACACAGGCCCGTCTGAGGCCGATGTCTCTGGGGGCCTGAACCCGGCCAAGTGGATCTCCCAGCTGAAGAAGCTGGGAGGCTGGGGACCCATGCTCGGTGGGTTTGTCGGGAACATCGCTGGGAACGTCAAGGACTGGGCTCTCGGCAAGGTGAAGGCCGCCATCTCCGCAGCGGGGAGCTTTGCGAGCTCCAAGCTCTCCGGCGGGGTCAACCGCTGGTCCGACACCGTGCGTAGGGTGCTGGACGACATGAACGAGCCCTCTAGCCTGATCGGCAAGGTGCTTCGCCGGATGGACCAGGAAAGCGGTGGCAACCCGGCTGCGGTCAACCGCTCGGACAGCAACTGGAAGGCGGGCCACCCGTCCGTCGGTCTGATGCAGGTCATTCGCGGAACGTACTCCGCCTACAAGCCGAACCCGGACGAGGGTCCGTACTCCTACGGTGTGAGCATGAACCCGTACTCCAACATCTACGCGGGTCTGAACTATGCGCGCAACCGCTACAGCTCGATCGCCGCAGCCATGGACAAGGCGGGCGGCTACGACAGTGGCGGCGTGGCGTTGGGCCAGGGCTACATGGCCAAGAACGTGATTGCTCCGGAGCGCGTCCTGTCACCCCGGCAGACAGCTTCCTTCGACAAGCTGGTCGCGACGCTGGAGCGTGACGACCGAAGGGTGGAGAGGGTGATGGGCGCGCCGCTCATCGGCTCGGCGATCATCCGCGAGACAGTGGACCTTGAAAGGTACGAACGAGAGCGCGCTTTCCGTGAGCGCAGGACGAATCTAGGTGGAGCATGGTAATCGGAATCACAGCGGGTACACCCGTACAGAGCGGTGGCACGACCTACGTCGCAAGTCAGAACGTGTCCACTCCAGCTCTGACGACGGGTGACATCCACGTCATCGTCGTCAGCATCGTGGTCGGCGGTGGATCTCCGGTGGCCACGCTCACTGGCGCACCCACGAACTACACGCAGCTGACCAACGGCTACTACGAGTTCGACCAGGCGTCCAACGCGGCCATCTACGTCTTCTACCGACAGGCCACCGGCTCGGTCTCCTCGGGCACTGCCACCGTCACAGCCTCGGGCAGCCAGACCGCCAAGTTTGCGGTCGTCCCGTTCACCATCACTGGTGCGGACACCACCACGCCCTTCCAGATCTCCGGAAACCAGGGTGGCCTGGGAGCTCCGACCCTGACACCGGCCACGAGCGACAAGACGCTCATCACCTTCCACGGCAACCGCGAGTCCAACTCCACCCCGTCAGCGGGGTTCACCTGGACCGCTCCGTCCGGCATGAGCAACATCGGCTCCATCTCGTCGACGACCTCCAACGGTGGTGCTCAGGTCGGCGCGGGCTCCTTCTACCTGACGCTGTCCTCGACCTCCGCAACGGGCACGAAGACCGCGACTACCTCGAACACCGCTTCCCCTGCAATCGCTGGGTCGATCTCCGTACTGGTCACCCCTGCCGTCGCGGGCAACACCGCTCCGTCTGCTCCGCTCATCAGCGCGACTCCCGGTGACACCCAGAACGTCATCAACTGGACGGCTCCGAACAACGGTGGCTCCGCCATCACGGGCTACACCCTTCAGCGGCGCAGCCCGGCAGGCTCCGGCACCTTCACCACCATCAACAGCCCGGCTGCCGGAGCCACGAGCTTCACCGACACCGGTCGCACCAATGGGACGAGCTACGGCTACCAGCTCTCCGCCACCAACGCGATCGGCACCTCGGCGTACTCCAACGAGGCGTCGGCCACCCCGACGGCAGCTGCGTCCACGGGCTACACCGCCATCGTCCTGGCGACCAACCCGGCTCACTACTACCCGCTGAACACCACGAACACCACCACCGACATCGGCAACGCGGCGACGAAGATCAACGCCACCAACAACGGCGGTGTCACGTTCGACAGCACCACGGTGAACGGCACGAGCGTCGACTCCGCCCGGTTCTCAGGCAGCAACTACCTGCAGCTCGCGAACAGCCAGGACTTCTCGGTCACGAAGACCAAGGAGCTGACGATCATGTGCCACTTGATCGTCGACGACTACGACACCTACGCGAGCTCCAGCCAGTACACCCACTACATGGGCAAGGGTGATTCGGCCAACAACTCGCACGAGTGGACCATGCGGGCCTACCAGACCACCACCTCGGACAACCGTCCGAAGCGGCACTCCTGCTACTACTACCTGCCTGCAGGTGGTCAGGGCAACGGGTCCTACGCCCAGCCGAACCTGGCCGGTGCGGTCTCGGGTGAGATCAACCTGACGGCTCCCGAGACCGCCACCCTGGCCATTGGTCAGGAGCACGTCGTCATCGCGCAGTACTGGACCACCGGCTCGGGCTCAGCTCCGGGTGGCATCAAGATCTGGTACAACGGTCGCAACTGTGACACCGACACGATGTCCGGTGGCACCGCTCCGGCGCCCGGCATCATCCCGCAGTGGACCACCGAGCCGGTCCGC